GGTAGGTGTTCCTATGAGAATGAAGGGCGCACACCGTATGTTGAACAAAGATGAATCATACTACGCTGGTGACGGAACAAACAAAGCTCATACTACTTCTGCGCAAATGAAAGAAGCCCTACGTCAAGAACGTGGTGGCGAAATACAAATGCTAGATGCAGACTATACTGAAATTAAAACAGATGATTCTGGAAATGTAGTGGAAGTTTCTGCTCCATTCGCAGCCACACCAACAAGACAGAATAGTGAAGACGCAATTACTTACACGCGTCGAACAGCAATTGCTGATGTCAAGACTGCTTCTGGTTTGTCTTGGAATGAACCTGGATCTCAGTATGCTGCTCTGTATCCAAAGAATCATGTTATGGAAACAGCTGGCGGTCATGTGCTTGAATTTGATGACACAGATGGCGCAGAACGAGTTAATATCTTTCATAAAAATGGTTCGTTCATTGAAATGCATCCAGACGGTAGAGTAGTATTTCGTTCTAGAGGTTCAATGAATCAGGTTACATACGGTGATGGAAATATCTACGTGCGTGGTAATTACAACATTACTTCTACTGGCGATGTAAATATTCTTTCTAACAAAGCTACGAATATTTCTACAGTCGGAGACGTCAACTGGAAAGTCGGTGGAAACTTCAATCTTGATGTACAGGGCGAAGCCAAACTAATCAGCGGTAAGATGTTCTTGGAAGGATCTGAATTAAGAATCAACGAAGGAACTGAAGGTATCGGTGCACCAGAAGCGTCCGATGCAACCGAGGGTGCTGGCGCGGCAGCAGGATATATGCCAGAAGGCGAATTTGTTGATGAGAATACAATTGAAAACTCAGCTGGTGAACAGAGTCAAGTAAAACCAACAGAAAGCCAAGGAGAAGGCGGAACTGCTGTAAAAGGAGGATCTGTTGATACTAAGGTTGTTGATTACGGTTTAACAGGATCTAAAATAGATTTTAATAAAAAAATATCAAAACACTTTACTTTGAAAGATTTAACTGATAACACACATTTCAAAGGCGGTAATAAGGTGCCGTGTAAAATTGAAGCGAAACGTGGCGTTAGTGTAGAACAACAAATTAAAAATTTGTCTGCGCTTGCTCAGGTTATGTTGGATCCATTGGTAGATGCTGGATTAAAGTTCCGAATTAACCAAGCATATAGAAATGGCGACAGTAAGAAAGGGACAAGCGATCACCCAATAGGTTGTGCGGCTGATCTTCAAGCACTCGGCGGTCTGAGTGCAAAAGAATTTGCAGAAAAAGCATACGCTATTGTAGGGCTGACTTCTAAACAATTTTTGCTAGAATATACCAAAGGGGGAAGTGGTTCAGGATGGACACATGTTGCATATAATCCAAATGGTAAAAAGTCAGGGATGGAAATAATAATGCCAGTAAAAAATCCAGGATCGTATCCTACTAGTTCGGATGTATTCTATTCTAAGAATGTGTTCATCAATGGAGTCGAAGTGGCGCTTTGGAACGCACCAGCAAAAGGACCAAAGGGTTCTTCTGGTGGCGCAGCTGCGGGTGGCGTTAGCGCACAACAAGACCAGAATAGCACAACTGCTACTTCTATTGAACAGCCTGTCGCTGAAACTACACCTGCGACAATAACACCGCTACCACCGCCAGTCGTTCCGCCAAACTCTGGACTTTCTGGCCAAGCTACAAGCGACGCGACCGTCGTTGTTCCGCCACAAACTCCAGAAGCGAATGTAAATCTATCTCAAGAAACATTAGCGACATATTCTGCGACCGTAGCTTCGTTTGTAGCTAATCCAGACTCGTTTAGAATGCAGTTGACGAATGCTTTGTCTGGCAATATCAAATCATGCTTCCCTGGAACTCTGAGAAACTTGAGCCTAGATCCTCTGACTTCTCTCGCGCCGAAACCAGAACTACTTCCTCTGATGAATGTTTTAACAGTATTGACCGATGAAGGTCTACAGGGTTCATGGAAAGAAACAGGAACACAAGGATTCCAGAGCAACCGAAATATCATCGGGTTGTTCGCAGATCTAGGTTATGATACCAACGTAGCCCCATTCAATTCAGACCAAACTCCTTGGTCTATGGCTCTAGTGAACTGGACATTGAAACGCACAGGATATCGATACACTCAGTCTATTGATGCGTTTGATATCAAGAATAGAAGTTCAGATTGGGGTGCGACTGAAGTAGCATTAATTGACGCCATCGCTGGAGATATAGCAGTTTGGGATTTCGGTCACGTAAACTTCGTGAAAGAAAAGCGTCAGGATGGAAAGCTAACATTCATCGGTGGATGTCAGGCGCAACCTTCTGAGCCGAATGTAGGAACTATCTCTGTTTCTTGGCAAGATGGATACGATCCAGTCAATAATAATGGCTCGTTATTAAAGATATATCGCCCATCTAAAGTATAAATAGGACTATATGGCAACCATCAAACAACCAACTTATAGCGATTTTAGCACGGCATTCTCTCGTAATCCCGTGCAGAACGATCTTGTACGAATTACTGAATTTAATGCAGTAAAACGTTCTGTTAGAAATTTGATTCTTACCAATAAATATGAACGTCTATTGGATCCTGAGATTGGCGGTAACATACAATCTTTGTTGTTTGAACCTATGGATTCTACAACAACAGTATTAATTAGAAGTGCGATTGAACTAACTCTTCAGAACTACGAACCACGTGCTATTATCAACCAGATTACCGTGCAACCTGATTATGATAATCAACGATACTTTATACAAATAGTATTTTCGTTAAAAACAAATCAACAAAATTCAACTACGGTTGAAGTCTTCTTAGATAGGATCCGATAATGGCAAACGGCTTTTTAACTACAACGCAGTTAGATCTTTCTTCCTACAAAACAAGTTTGAAGAATTATCTCCGTCAGCAAGGTCAATTTGCAGACTACGATTTTGAAGGATCTAATATGTCTGTATTGTTAGACGTATTAGCATATAATACCTATCAAAATGCTCTGTATCTGAACATGATTGGTAGCGAAATGTTTTTGGATACTGCCCAGCTACGAGAATCATTAGTTTCTCACGCAAAAGAATTGAACTACGTTCCACGCTCAAGAACTAGCGCAACAATAACATTGAATGTTACTGTTCCGGTGGCTGCTGGAACTCCAGACACACTAACAGTTCCAAAATATTTTAAGATACAAGGTAAAGATAATTCTGGTAATGGTACATACTACTTTACCACCAATGAGCCAACTATTCTTACTCGTGCTTCTGGCTATACAGCAGAAGTAGATTTCTACGAAGGTATTGAGTCGACCGAAGTATTCACTTATGGTCGCCGTGTAATAATTTCTTCAGAAGATATCGATGTAGATTCTATAACAGTATTTGTTCGTAATTCAGTAGAAGATAACACTCAAACTGAATGGGTTCGCGCTAATGATTTATTTGGATTGACTGCAACTGATAAAGTATTCTTCGTTCAGGGCGCAGAAGATTTCAAATATGAAATTACTTTTGGTAACAATCTAGTAGGTCAAGCATTGACTCCAGGAAATATCGTATATGTTCAATATAGAATTTCTTCTGGTGCCGAAGCTAACGGAATAACAAAATTCGCAGCAGTGGATTCTGTAGAAGGTAATTCTACAGAGGTGGCTTTGGTAAACACGACAGATAAAACTACTAGTGGTTCGTACCAAGAATCTAATGAATCTATTCGTTTTAACTCTGCAAAATACTTTCAGACTCAAGAAAGAGCAATCACTTCTTCTGACTTTGTTTCTCTAATTAAAACTAACTTCCCTTCTTTGAAAAATGTCATCGCCTATGGCGGTGAAGAAGAATCTCCGCCGAGATTCGGCAAGGTGTTAATCTCAGCAATTCCATTTGATGGAGATATTGTTTCTGATCCAGTTAAAATTAAAATCCAAACATTCGCTAAAACACGAACAACTCTTTCTATAGATCCAATCGTGGTAGACCCTGACTTCATCTATGTTGATTTAGAATCTATCGTCAAGTATAATGTTTCTTCTACTACCAAAACTTCTGGTCAGATTATATCTGCAGTAAAAACAGCGATCATTAATTATGCTTCTTTGACTCTTGATGATTTTAACTCAGATTTAAGATTCTCAAAGTTAGTAAAAGCTATTGACGATTCTGATTTTTCTATCATAAGCAACGAAACAAAACTTAGACTAGTAAAAAGAATAACACCAGAACCAAATATTACATTTACTGCGACATGGACTTTTGAAAATGCACTATTAGATGATTATACTGGTAAAAGGTATACCACCGAAAGACCAGTAATTCAATCTACTCCGTTTACATATAATGGATTTCAAGTAACAATTGAAGACAATGGACTGGGGCAGTTATTGGTTGTAAGTTCTGATATTGATCCCGTAAACTGCGGAACTGTAGACTACGCAACAGGCACAGTAAACATAACTTCTCTACTTGTAGACTCGTACGACGAAAATTATATCAAAATATATGCTTTGCCAAATAATTCAGATATTGAAACAGCTACAAATAAAGTATTGGCATTAGAACAAGAAGATATCGCAATCAGCACAATAGCTGCTAGAGAATAATAAATGAAAGATGTAGAATTACTGGTTTCTAGTTTAGTAAAACAACAATTTCCTTCCTTCTATGCAGAGGAAGGAGAAACCTTCATTGCATTCGTTAGAGCATATTATGAATGGCTAGAACAAGAAAACAATGTAACGAAAGAAGCTAGAAGTCTGATGTCATATCGTGACATCGACAGCACTTTAATTAAATTCGTAGAGAACTTTCAGTACAAATACCTACAAGGTGTTCCGCGTCAATATACTGGTGACCGTCGACTACTACAAAAACACATCAAAGAAATCTATGCTTCTAAAGGAACTTCACGCGGTCTTGAATTATTGTTCCGCTTGTTATTCAACGAGGACATAACTGTTTACTTTCCAGGCGACGACGTAATTAAGCCATCTGATGGTGATTTTGTTACACCTCGTTATCTAGAAATGCAGTTCAACAAAAATCTACCGCTTTATGTCGGTAAGACTATCACTGGTCGTATTTCTGGTGCTACCGCAATTGTAAATGACTATCGTTATTTTATTAAAGAAAATAACAGATTTGACATACTTTATATCTCTAATCTTAAAGGTCATTTTCAAGCTAACGAAGAAATTATCAATCAAACTGTTTTAGACGATAATAATCTTGAAGTTATCGATAGCCCGATTATCAACGGTTCGTTGTCAGAAATTATCATAGTTGATGGTGGTATAGGTTTCAAAGTAGGCGATACCTTCTCTGTTGATAGTTTTAAGAATGGTACAAATGCTAAGGCAGTAATCACTGACGTCGTTCAGCGCGCAGGTTTTGTTACATTTGACGTTCGTAATGGCGGTTATGGATTCAGTAATGTTTCTACTCTTGAAACTGCTGGATTCGACGAACAAATCTATTCAAAATACATGCCACAAATCAGATTAGAACGCACATCTGCTGATTTGACTGCATCGGGTGGAAACTATCCTACTGCATTTGCAAATAATGA